AATAATCTCTTCCTTGACTTCCTCGGACAGCAGCTCAGAGATGTCCACGCCGTCCAAAAAGGCATAGAACACCGCCCAGTCCTCCTTGTAGCCCACGCTATTGTCCGCCTCGTCATACTCCAGCCAGCATTCCAATGTGTGCCGCTTCAGGTGCTTGCCCGTGCCAGTCTCGAAAACATGGTTGTAGGACAAAAGTCCGTAGAACGGATCCGGCGTAGCCGGTTTACAGGCGTTGTGGTCAGTCATTTGAAGTCCCCTCAGAAGTGATGGTGGCGGGCAGTGGACCATTGTCCACGTACCAATCGTGAAGCTGCTCGAATGCGTCAAAGAAGTCGTCTTCAGTGAGCAAAGCAGTGATGTCCAAGGACAACGGACCGTGGACCACGCGTACATCCTTTATAACAGTATCGTTTTCACTGTTCTTGCCGTACGTTACTTGGACCGGGACTTTAAGGGAAAGATCAGCTATCTGTAGCTGGGTTAACGGATCTCGGGTCATACTCTGCTATCCTTTCTTGAATTACATGTGTTAGGGACACGTAGTATCGTTTAGAGAACACTAGGTGTCAAGTACATTTTGTTGTGTTTTTCATAGGGGTTTTCCCTAGCATATATTGATTTGAGTATATAGAACAGGGGTTGTTATGCAATTTTGGGGATCCCTATAGGAGTTTTTAGGGTAAGAGGTGTTTTTTTTATTTTTTTTGTGGGAATAGACGTGATAGACGTAATGGTGTAATAAGTGAATGAAATCAAGGAGTTAGGAGCTTACAGTACATTACAGGGTCAGAAACAGTGTAATTTACTGGGGTGTCCCTACGTTTAGAGGAGGTGATTTTTTTTTTACTACTCTTCCTCCCCAGACTCTATATAGACGGCCTTGAATTGGATTGGCGGGTGGTTCGTACATCTTGACTAATTCGCATTGCTGGGTTACATTTGCTTATTGATTTACAGGAGTTAGTCCTTGATACAAATCGACGCAAATATACCCATCCCCGAGGACCGCACGACCTACCCCTTCCGGGACATGGAAACGGGCGACAGCATCCTGTTTAAGGGCGAAAAGCAGGCAGCCTCGGCTAGGGTGGCAGCCATCCGCTTTGCCAAGGTCCACAGGCCCGGCTGGACCTTCTCCATGCGCAAGGTGGACAACGGCTGGCGCTTGTGGAGAACCGCATGACCAAGCGGGATGTCTGGAACGTGCCTCCTGTGGTCCCTGACAAGGCCAAGCAGAGGCTCGCGGGCGAAGTCCGACCCCTGAGGCAGCAAAAGGTCCTGAATGCCAAGGAATGGAAGTTTGTGCAGGAGTACGTGTCCGGCGATGGCCGGGTGACCCTGAAAGAGGCAGCCATGCGTGCCGGGTACAAAGAGGGCTCTGCCTCGGTCATGGCGTGGAAGCTGACCAACCCCAAGGAATACCCGCACGTGGTGGCCGCGATCCAAGCCTACCGTGCGGAGCTGGCTTCGAAGTACAACACCTCGTACGAACGCCACATGAAAGATTTGCAGGAGATCCGGGACAAAGCATTGGCTGCCGGAGCCTTTGCTGCTGCCGTGCAGGCAGAGTACCGGCGCGGCCAAGCGCTGGGCACAATCTATGTCGAACGCAAGGAAATTCGGCACGGGACGATTGACTCCATGTCGAAAGAGGAAGTGCAGCGAAAGCTGGACGAACTCAAGCGCTTGTACGGCGGGCCCCCTCCGACCGCTTTGATTGACGCAACCACGGGCCAAGTGCTGGACAGTACCGACCGCGAGAAAGATCCCGCCTTCGATGCTGGCGTGGCCGATCCCCCGCTAGATGTTTTTGAAATAGACCGTGGCGACGACACCTGAGGCGCGATTCTCTGCACGCGTGCGCGATGGACTCAAAGCGCTGGGGTGCGATGTCGAGCGAATCGAAAACCGGGTAAACCTCGGTGTTTCGGATATGCTGATTGGCGTGGCTGATTGCTTTGTCACGGTGGAGTTGAAAGTCGTTGCCCGGGGCCTAAAGGTTACGCTGCGACCGCATCAAATTGCTTTTTTGATCCGGCACGCTTCCAAGGGCAGGCCTTGTTTTGTGCTTGTTTTGAATATCGACCGGATTTTGCTTTACCACGGCCGCGATGCTGTTGCCCTTGCTGCCGAGGGCCTTCGGCTGCCGCCGCTCGCGGTTTGGCCTTCGCGGGGGATGAACTGGGCGGAGTTGAAAGAAAAGCTATCGGCCTTGGCGGATTGATTGAAAAAAACAATTGGACATTTTGCCGGGGTTTGGCAAAATAGGGGTTGCTGAAATAATTCAGCGAACAGAAAGGATAGAGAAATGACACAGTTGACAATTGATTTGAGCGAATCAGATAACGCGATGATTTGGGCAATTGCGGTTCAGGCCGTAGCTAATGGTGAATACTATGGTGACGCGGACTATGCTTACGAGTGCGAATGGCGGTATTTTGAAGATGATCTTGCATGCCAAAATTAATTGAGAAAGGATAGAGAAATGAAGACCAAAACCCTCTGCGTGTATTGGGCGCACGCGACACGTGACGGCCCTTCTAAAATTTTCAAATTAAAGCGCGACGCGATACAGTGGGGCCGCGATACTTTCGACGGGCTTTTTATTGTGGAACCGATCAATAAAGCTAAGCTATCGGAACGGCTCGAATATTTAAAAAATCAATTTGGCATTGTGCCGGAGCTGGCCTATACTGGCCGCTCCCAAACCAAGAAAGGATAGAGACATGCTTAAAACCGTTGCAATATCAGCGAACAAAAAAACCGGCCCGATAGCTGTTACTTATCGCGCTGGCGAACATGAGACTTATGGCACGTGCCCGCGTAGCTGCGCACTGCATCCGAAGAGTGAAACCGGCACGGCGCAAATTGACGCGGATTATCTGGCCGCATTATTTGACGCTGTACCCCGCCGGGGCATGGCGTGGGCTTATTCTCACTTTGCCGCTGAGGCGCTGCCGACACCAAAACCCGGAAAGACCACGATTAACGCAAGCTGCGACACCATCGCGGACGCGGTGCGCACCGTTGAGCTTGGCCGCCCGGCCGTATATGCTGCACCGGCTGACACTGCCGACACTTGGCCGCGCAAAATCCACGGCGTGACATTTGCACGCTGCCCGGCTGAGCTGGCCGAGTCATTTACATGCGCGGATTGTGGCGGCGGCTCCCCAGTGTGCGCACGCGGTGAACGGGACTTTGTCGTTGTATTTGTTGCCCATGGGACCGGAAAAAAGAGGGTAGGCACGGACGCGCCCGGCGGCTGCTATGCGGCCAGCGGCCCGACTGCTATTCAATGGCACGGCACGCGCAAAACCGGAAACCCGAACGATGCGCAAACCCTTCGCGATTTTGCCCGGGCGCTGCCCGTGGGCTCGATGCTGCGGCACCATATCGCGGGCGATATTGGGCGCGAGGTGGCCGCATGATCTTTTTATTAGTAGCGCTTGCAATTTTTCTTTTTTTGGGCTGGCTGATGGATCATTGGGGGGATTAATCGGAAACCCAAAACCGATAGGAACAATTCAATTGACCGGCGCGGACAATAAACTAGAATTCAACACATCAGCAGCCGGGCGGCTACTGATTCAACCAAGAAAGGATAGCGAAATGGCTCACATGATCGACACCACCACCGGCACGGCCGCAATGGCATACACCGGCAAAACCCCATGGCATGGCCTCGGCCAAGCTTTGAGCGCTGATGCGGACATCACAACATGGACACATGAGGCGGGTCTAGCTTATGACGTGCTTGAATCCCCCGTACTGTTTCGCACCGCAGCCGCGAGCGAACCGGAAGCTTTCAAAGGGCGCAAAGTACTACACCGCAGCGACACCGGCGCACCCTTGGCCGTTGTTTCGGACGGCTACCACGTGGTGCAGCCTGCCGAGGTTATGGGGTTTTTTGATAACTTGGTCAAGCTTGGCGGGTTTCAATTGGAAACGGCGGGCGCGTTAAGTTACGGGCGGCGCGTTTGGGCGCTGGCATCCGTGGGCGCTGGCGCGGATATTGTCGAAGGGGACACCGTCAAGCCTTACTTATTGCTTGGCACGTCATATGATGGAACAATGGCCACTGTGGCCAAGTTCACCACCGTGCGCGTGGTTTGTAATAACACGATAACGGCGGCGCTTGGTGATAATTCCGCCTCGGTGCGCGTGCTGCACTCTGAGCGATTCGACGCGGACGCGGTCCGGTTAGAGCTTGGCATTGTGGCCAATAATTGGGAGCGCTTTTTAATCGAATCCCGCAAATTGGCGGGCGTGCCCATGGTGGCCGAATCGGCGGATGCGTTTGTTGCTGAGCTGCTCAAGCCTTACCATACGGGCAAAATCGACATCAGCGAATCACGGGCATACAAGCGAATCATGACGTTATTCAACGGCGCGGCTATCGGTTCGGACATCGGCGGCGTGGCGGGCACGCGTTGGGCAATGCTTAACGCGGTGACTGAATTAGTAGATCATGAGCGCGGCCGCAGCGACAATACGCGCCTCGAATCGGCGTGGTTTGGCACCGGTGCAGCGATTAAAAACCGAGCGATGGAGCTGCTCACGGCTTAACTGTGCAAATTAGGATGCGAATTAT